GAAGGTCTAATGCAGCTTGCCATGTGTATCATAAATTCACAATGGATGAAAACAGTCCATGTGAGCAGTTTGTTTGTGAATATATATTTAGACCACCCAAGGCAGAAATATTTTATGAAGATATGATTAAGCAATGTGTCTTTTATGGGTGTCCAATACTTGTGGAAAACAACAAGATAGGTATAATAAAGTATTTTGAAAGAAGGGGGTATTATGAATACTTAATGGACAGACCAGAATCAACACATACAGACTTTAGTAAAAAACAACAAACAAAGGGCATACCAGGTTCTGGGGTGGCTGTTATTAATGCTCAGGCTGAAGCAGTAGCAACATATATATATGACCATGTAGGGTTAAAACCAGACACAGGAGAGGTTGGAAAATGTTATTTTAACAGGCTTTTAGATGATTGGAGTAGGTTCGATATTAACAATAGAACTAAGTTTGATGCAACCATAAGTTCTAGTTTAGCATTATTGGCTTCACAAAAATTCGTCAGAATTAAGGAAGAATCCCCAAAATTTGTTAAATTTGTAAAAACTTATACTAACAGGGGAATTTTATCTCAAAAAATACGATAAATGGAATTTATAGAAAATGCTTTTGAAAAGATTAAAAAGGTTGGGGGATACCCAAGTCCATTCGTAACTCCAGAACAAAAAGAAAAAAAAGAATATGGTCTTGCATACTTTAAAAAAATGTATCATGACTGGAAGGATAATGCTGATATGAAAATAGACAGCAGAAGGTCTAGATATGTTAAGTCAAGGAGTTATGCTCAAGGTTCTCAAAATGTCGCTAAATACAAAGACTTATTAGATGTTCAGGGAGACTCTTCATATTTAAACTTAGACTGGACACCAGTAAACATAATTCCTAAGTTTTTAGACTTAATAGTAAATGATTTAGCTAATCAAGAATATGAAGTTTTAGCAAACGCAATAGACCCTATTTCTGAAACCTTAAGAGAAAATGATAAAAAAATATTATTTGCTAAAATGCTTGTTAATCCTGCTATAAAAAAACTAAGTAAGGCGACAGGATATGATGTAGAACAAAAAGGTTATATACCTCAAAGTCAAGAAGAGTTGGATATACATATGGCTTTAAATTATAAGCAATCTACTGAGATAGCTGTTGAGAATGGTGTAAAATTTATTATGGACATAAATAACTATAAGTCTATTAAAAAAGCAGTTATAAGAGACCTTATTGTTTGTGGTATTGGTGCTACAAAAACATCTCTTGACCCAACCACTGGTGTTAAAATTAAATACGTAGACCCAGCAAATCTAGTTACATCATACACAAATAGTGAAGATTATGATGATATACAACACGCTGGAGAGGTTTACACTATAACTATAGGTGAATTAAAAAGAATAGCTGGGGACCAATTAAGTGAGCAGGATTATGAGAAAATAGCTAGAGAGTATGCAGGTAAAAATCACAATGACCATATTACTCCAAATTATGAGTCTTATATGAATGAGTATCAAGATGAGTTTGAGTACGATAAATACAGAGTTACCATTATGGATGCTGAGTTTTTATCTGTAAACACAATGAATTATGAGAAGAAAAAGAATGCTTATGGTGGTTATACTGTAACTAAGAAAAAGGGAAATTATAAGAAACCAAAAAAGTCAAAATTTGAAAGAGAATTAATATCAAATTCTGTTAAGGTTGTTTATTCTGGTAAATGGATTGTTGGAACTGATTATTGTATAAACTATGGTTTAGCAAAAAATATGATGAGAAAGAAGTCTAATTTGACAGAGACTAAATTATCTTATGTAATATATGCACCAGGAACACATAAGATGGTTAATAAATCTATGGTTGAAAGAATGATACCATTCGCAGACCAAATACAACTAGCTCACTTAAAACTTCAACAGGTAATTGCAAAAGCAAGACCAAAGGGTGCTGCATTTGAATTAGGTGCATTAGAAAATGTTTCTAAAGGAGATGGTGGTACTTTTACCCCATTAGAACTACAAGAGATATATGACCAAACAGGTAATATATATTATAGGAGTTTAAATGATGAAGGAACCCCTGGTGGTGCAATACCTGTTCAAGAACTTGAAAATGGTATAGGTGGAGATATGCAAAAACTTGTAAGTATATACAATCATAACCTACAAATGATAAGAGATGTAACTGGTGTTAACGAAGCTAGAGAGGGTGCTAAACCACCAAGTGAAGCTTTAGTTGGTGTTCAGAAACTACAACTAATGGCATCTAACAACGCTACTAGAAATATAAATGATGGTTATTTAAGTATAACAAGAAGAGTTGCAGAGTGTATTTGTATGAGACTTCAAGATGTTATAGAAAGTAAGGTTAAACAAAAGTCTCTTAAAAACGCTTTAGGAAAAGCAACAATATCTCTATTTGGTGTAAATAAAGATATTTCTTTATATGAATTTGGTATAATACTTGAAGTTGCTCCTGATGAAGAAGAGAAAACTCAGTTAGAACAAAACTTACAAATGTCCTTATCTCAAAAGGAAATAAGACTTGAAGATGTTATAACAATAAGAAGAATAAAGAATGTTAAGTTAGCTAATCAAGTTTTGATGTTTAGAAGAAAGAAATATCAAGAGGAGGAACAAAGAAAAACTATAGAGGCTCAAAAGATGAATGCAGAAACCCAGCAAAAAGCTAACCAACAGCAAGCTGAGTTAAAAGCACAAGAAAATCAAATGATGGCTCAATTTGAGCAACTTAAGATACAAGCTGAGTCTCAAGCTGAATTAAGAAGATTAGAGGCAGAATATAAGTTGAAAAACCAGTTAGATGATATGCAACATCAAAGAAGAATGAAAGAAATAGCTCTTAATAACTCTGGTAAAAAAGAAGTTGCTGATGTTACAGGGAAAGTTAAATTAGAAAATCAAGATAAGGCTGCTTACAATCAGTCTAGGATGATTGAGCAAAAAAGAGACAGAGCTTTACCACTAACTGAAATATATTCGTCTCCTGATGGAAACCTTCAAGAAGAAGCTCCTATGCCAGAGACAGATGAAAACATGGAAAATCCATTACCAAATATTTTAAGATAATTATTGTTTGTTAATAAAAATTAATATATTTGCAAAAAGTAGTAACAATTTAATTTAATATAATATGGCTGAAGAAAAATTAGACATAGCCAGTGAGTTTGCTGAACTAACTGGTACAAATGTAGAAGTTTCACCTGATTCTGCACCAGACGAAAATAGTGCAGATGTAAATTTACAGAGTGATGTTATTGATTTAACAACACCAGAAGAGGTAGAAACTGAGAAAAAAGAAACTCCTATGGAAATGACTCAAGAAGAGGAGAGTCCACAGGAGATTATTGAGAGCTCTTTGAAATCAGATTCTCGTGAAGAAAAAAATGAGAGTCAAGAAAACGACCAAAATAATGAGTCCAATTCATATGATTCAACTCTAGAATTGCTAAACGAAACGTATGGCACAGAGTATGATGACTTAGATGAATTATTAGACGATTTAGAAGGTCAAAAAGGTCAAAGTTTTGCTAGCGAACAGCTAGAGGAACTTAATCGATTTGTTTCTGAAACTGGTAGAAGTCCACAGGACTTTTTTAAAACCCAAACACAAAATTATGACGAAATGTCTGATTCTGACGTAATAAAAGAATACTTGTCTTTTGAAAATCCAGACTTATCACAAAAAGAAATAGACCTATTTTTTGACAACACATATAAACTTAACGAGGATAAGTATAAATCTGAAGAAACTGAACTAGGTAAGATTCATCTTAAAAGAGATGTTTCTAAGGCTAGAGAAGAATTGAAGGAACTTCAAGAAGAATATTGGTCACCTGCACAAGAAGATGGCAACTATTCTGAAGAGGAGATTCAACAATTTGAGCAAGAACAGCAACAGGCTAAGGAGGAGTTTTACAACAGCATGGATAAAGAATTAGATAGTATAGAGTCTTTAACCTTTCAAATAAATGATAATGAAAGTTTTGACTATCAACTAACTGATGAAGATAAAAAAGTTGTTGGAGAAGCTCTATCCAATTTAGATGACTTCTTTGAACCATATATGGATGAAAAGGGTGAGATAAATAAAGAAGCTTTAGCTGTTGACATGATGGCTATGAAGTTGCAAGACAAAATAGTGAGAAGCGTTGCTAGCCAATATAGGTCTAAGGGGTCTGAACAGGTCCTTAGAGATATAAAGAATCCATCTTATGAACCTGCAAAGGTCAGTGGAAATCAGGAAGGGAACTCTATTAGTGACCAGATAGGTAAACAAATCTTTGGTGATTCTACCTTATGGGACTAAAAATGTGTATTAAAAATTAAATTATTAAATAACAACTAAAATTATAAAATTATGGCAAGTGTAAGTTTAGGGACTGGGATGATACTTAACCCAACAAGTGTTAAGTTGGCTACCCAGGACAATTACGTGAGTGCTCTAACTACTGCTGCTTTAGCTATGCATAAGCGAGACGTAGATGAGAACTTTGTCAAGAGGTATGGTAATCAAGGTATTACTGGACTTCTTGAATTAGTGGGTGCAAAAAAAGAATGTACTCAAACAAAATTTGAACATTATGAAGAAGCTTTTATTCATAATACTGTAAAATTAACAACACCAGGCTCGTTTTCAGCAAATACTGCTGCTCACATGCCTTATACAGAGCAAGACAATACAGACCAGGGTGGTGATGGAGGTTCTCCATCTCAATCTATTGATGGTACTAATAATGATACACCAGTGAGAGTTGGTGACATCTTATTGGCTCCTAATGGAGAGTTGGGTTATGTAACTGCTGTTGCTTCTGATGGGGACGTTGATGCTCAAGCATTTGATGGAACTTGGTCTTTGTCTGTTTCTACAGAATATGAATTTGCGATTATAGGTAACATGTGGGCTGAGAATACAGACCAACCTGCTGCTTTATTACCTAGAGTTCATACATATACTAATGAGTGTATGATTATCAAGGAATCATTTGAGGTATCAGGTACTGAAGCTACTAACGTAATCTACTTTAAAGTGGATAACGAAAAGATGGGTTCTGGTTACTTATGGTATTTAAAAGGTGAAGCTGATACTTATAAAAGATTCTTGGACTATTGTGAGTTAATGATGGTTATGGGTCAAACAAATGATAACACTGGTATTTCAAATTTAACTTCAACTGAAGGTTTACTTTCTTTCATTGAAAATAAAGGTCAGTCTATGGATTTGGGTTCTGCTTCAATTACAATGGCAGACTTTGACGCTATGGTTAAGTCTTTAGATAAATATAGAGGTGCTAAAGAGATGGCTCTTTACGCTGGTATAGATTTATCTTTAGATATTGACGATTTATTAGCTGCTCAAGGTGCATATGCTGCTGGTGGTGCTAACTATGGTACTTTTAATAACAATAAGAATATGGCTTTAAACTTAGGTTTTAATTCATTTTCTAGAGGTGGATATACATTCCATAAGAAAACTTATGATGTGTTTAATCACCCTAAATTATTAGGAGCTTCTGGTCACAACTACTCAGGATATGGTATGTGTATTCCTATGGATACTCAGAGAGACGCTAAGAGTGGTGCTAAGATACCATCGTTGAGAGTAAGATATAAAGCTGCAAATGGTTATTCAAGAGAAATGGAACACTGGTTAACAGGTTCTGCTGTTCTTAAGAATAAGACTAATTCTGAAGATAACTTGAAGTCTCACTATAGAACTGAGAGAGGATTTGAAGGGTTTGCACCTAACAGATTTATGTTAATCAAGAAATCTTAATTATTAACCTTTTAAAAGTTTTATAGAAAATGGAAAAGTTTTTGTATTTTAGAAATGTAACTGTAATAGGCTCTGATGATGCTCAAGGTGCTTCATTGTGTATTCCTGTATCTAAGTTTAAGGGTATGTACCCTACTGGAGACTCTGAGTTAACAATGTGGTTCACTAACACAATTCGTGAAGAAGGTGGTGGTGGTATTAATGCTGATAATGGAGACGTTGTCGCTGTTAATCTTTCTACTGCTAATACTCACAAGGCTGTTATGAAGAAAATTATTGACGCTATTAATGAACCAGTATCGAGAGATAATGGATTTATTGTAATTGCTGATGATATTACTTCTGGAGATAACATGTCTGGAATTGCTTCATGTGGTGGTATTACTGTTAGAGACGCATACTCTGCATAGTGATATTTAGTTACTAACTGTCTTGAAATGATATACAGGCAGTCTAAAGAACATATCTAAGGAGGGGGAGTTTCTCCTCCTCCAAGGGTATCTTAATTTAATTTTTAATTTAATATTTAATAAAATGAACAAGAAAAAAACATTCCCAAAAAAGAAAGCTGAAGTTAATACAGGAGTATTAGAAACAGCTGTAAAAGCAGAAGAGAACTTTGAAGTTCCTCCAATGCCTAAGAAAGAAAATCCCTTTACCAATCCAAATCTTAATAAAAAATCTAAAAAACCAACATTATATAGGTTATTGGCTGGTAGATTCTTT